CAGCTGTGATCTTTGTACAAATCGTTTATCTCTCGGTGCATCTGAATGATAGAAGCCACAGGCGATTGGAGGTAGTCTTCTATTTTTTTCATTTCCTTTTTTTGTCCAGGAGATGGAGGATTAGGAGGCAGATCCGCTTGTTTCTTTTTACGAGCAGAAAGCGGAGTGTTGTATTTTTGCTCCCAGTGCGCTATGGGAACATCAAAAGTTTCTTCTAGCCATTTGTCTTGCTCAAAGGTGTCCTTATCTACTGCCTTTACTTCGAGGTAGCTCCCTTGTTTACCATCCGTTTTGAATCCATGCACAGCAAGTATCGGAAGCAAATGTTCGTTTGTCAAAGCCTCTATAAAATTGCGTAGCGAAGAGCTGACATCATCGCTCTTCAAATCATGTACTTCAGCTTGCGCTCTACTGCCATTCGCTCCTACATCATTGGCCATTATCTGAAGTAATATCATCTTAGACAGCTCACTATTGCATCGTTCTATGAGTTTGTCATATACCATATAGGCATCTGACTTGGCAGACTCTATGAAGTCGATGTCTTCCGTTTGGTCTATGATGGCATAGCTAGAGCTACCCATGTTAATCAAGAAGTTCTCCATTCGGTTGATAGCCGCTAGGTCTCTAGCGTTTACCTTCGCCTTAGCGAGAGGCATTCCAAATCGCTCACAAAACTCGCTCCAGCATTGCATCGCATTTTTCTTAAACAAGACATATGGAGTGGCAGGGTTTAGCTCGCCAAGGTCATTACTATCGCCTATTTCTATCAGCCATTTCATCGCCTCTGCATCTTCAGAGTAGTTGATGGCATTATCAGCCAAGTCCCATTCGTTTTTGACCCATCCGCCACGCTCAGGTACTACATTTTTTCGAGGCACGAGCTTTAGCTTTATGGTAGCGTTTGCAGGATTAGCTTCCTCTATTTGAATCAAGCTATGGCCAAACAATACACTATCAATAGCATGTTTGCAAAACTCCTGAAACCATTTCTTTTTAAAGAGCTTCGTTAGCTCCTTATCTACTTTCTGATTTTCATCTACTATCTGAAATTCAGAGCCTGTGACATAAAGCAATAGTTGCTTTCGGATCATCCGCATGTGTCCGTCTAGGATAAGTGTCTCGTAGATGTTCAAGAGTTGATTTCGCCTAGGGTTATAAGGCGACTCTGCCTGCATCAGCGCATTTTTCCAATCCTGAATATCTTTATAGCCACGGTCAGTAGCTAGTTGTATGATTTGGGTGAGTGCTATCGGCTGCGACTGTGGTGCAGGTTTAGTCTGTTTGGGTGGAGTTTGTTTCTTTCGTGCCATTCTTTATTGGTTTACCAGCGGTGATTCATTTTTGTGTTGCCTCCAAATCGGGAGATACTTTGTTCGTTGCCCTCATCATCTATGGCAGGCGGAAGGCCTACAGGGTTCGACTCTCTTTTTTGAATAGCCTTTAAAAGTGCCAAGGCATCTTCATAAGCGATCCGTCTGATGTCGGGAATCTGTCGAGGATTGATTCGGAAATGCAATCGGTAGAGAGCTATGTCCATCACCAATGCTACGATGGTTTTGTGCCTATCTACTCCAGTAGCATCAAATATGGCAACGGTGTCATACAGTCCATTGAGGTAGCTACCTACTAGCTCTACAGCATGAGCATCTGCCTCTTCTAGTGCATCAGGCTCTCCATCCAATACATCATCTAGTATTTCGGCTTTGATGGTCTCTTTAAAATCATTTGTTTCTAAAAACATGAGGTCGCTTTATAGGTTAAAAAATTTCAATTCTCCCTTACTGAAGAGCAACTCTTCAGACTGTCTTCTATATACCAGTCCTGGCATTACTTCCAGTCTGCCAGTACGTGGATTAGTGCCTTTATTCCACTTTTTTAACTCTAGTGCAGCAGCCTCTATTCTACCAAGGTTTATTAATCTCAAAAGTGTAGAGGTCTGCAATGCTCCCACTCCAGCATTATAGCTGAAGCTTGTAAGTGCGCCTATTTGATCATCGTTTAGCTTGCTTTTAACTAAGGCTCTCACTATGATTTCTCGCTTGGTATAATCTTCCTCCAGCCATGCCTGAGCTTGCGCTTCTGTGATGCCAGGATATAAACTATAGGCTCTCTTTTTATCCGCTGCGCCTTTCAGAAATTTATGCGTGATAGGATCTACTAAGGCACGTCCCCAACCTACTGTCCATATTCCTGATGGACACATCTTAGGTTGTAGGCCTATCGTTTTGAGGTCGCCATCATGCAGACTCTCATAATGCTTGATGATTGCTGTTGCTTTTACATTCATATCAATATCGGTTTTTGTGTGATCGCTTGCCGACCACTGGTTTAAAATTGCTGACCCTCGCACTTCGGTCTAGGTAGTATTTGCCACCCTCTATGGCATCGTTAAAGTCATCAGGGCTTTTGCTGCCTTGCTCAAAAGCGAGTGTGTGTTCTATGCCTCTAAGCATATCAGGACACTCAGCTTCCGCTTTGTTGTGAAAAAAGAAGCCTCGCTCGTAGAGTGGACTGAGCGATTCGATACGGCTAAACTTATCAGGCTTAGTTCTGAAGTCGCCACGTATCGGCAATTGGTAGCCTCTTATGTCGCCTTCAGTAGTGAAATCATCTAAATGCAAATCTTGATTGGCATTGGCTTCAATCCACCAATCCACGATCAATTCAGATTTGAATTTGAAATGATACGGCTTTCGCCTAGAGCTAAGTGTTAGTGACTCATATAGGTCATAAGCATATTTGACCATTGTGGTCACCGAGCATTGGCGGTTAAAGGCTTTGAGGAGATGATACTCCGTCCCTTTTTTGCCTATAAATACCACGGCTTTGTGATCGGAAGTAGCACTACTTTTCCAAGATGGATCTATGTACACTATCAGTGCATCGTAGTCTTCCAGGTGCAGGGCATCTTTCCATCTGATCCAATCATTTTTAAACACACCACCGTCTACTATCGGAGTGTTCATATACTCACGCATCCAGCTTCTATGGCTTCGATCCTCTCGAATCATCTGCCAATACGCCTTAGTGTATTTTTCTGGCCATGATGGATTGAAATCTTCATCTACGGCATTTACTCGCAAGTGCTGCCAAAGCCCTTTCTTTTGGTAATAAAATGCACCAGGAGCGGTGATGTTTTTAGTGATTCTCTTTACGTTGATTTTCTCCGCACCTTTTAGTTTATCATCAATCAATGAGCCGAGTACACAGTTTACAAAGGGTCTATTATTGCACACTACAAATCGCTGATCGCCCACATCAAAACAACCCATGAGCGCATCGCACACCCAATCTACTAGCTTTCGTACTCGCTTAGGATTGTGGCTTAGCTCCTCGCTATCCACGTCATCTAGGATGATGAGGTCAGGTCTGTTGCCTGACTTTCGCAGACCTCTTGGCGATTGGCCAATACCGAGCGAGTTGAAGGCACAGCCATCTCTAGTCATAAACTTGCCATGCTCCCATGAGCCATGACTAAACTGCTCGCCAAAGTCATTGATAAATCGCTGATTGGTCATGAGCTGAGCCTGTAGGTCGGCCAATAGTTCGCCAGCCTTATCTTTGTTTTCGCCCACTACTACCATACACTTCAGCTTGCCGTTTATTTTCAGCCACAATGCCCATCCTAACTCTGCATGAACAGATTTAGCACACCCCCTAAACCATTCGGCTATGATGCGGATCATGGAATTGTCCTTTAGCTCATTGGCCATGTGAGTATGAAACCAAGCAGTCTTGGAGGTAGCATACATCGGGAAGTAATACTCAAAGAAAAAATCATAATCTTTCTTAGCTCTTTCGATTCGTGCCAGCTTTAGATGCAGTGGCTCGGCTATATCCACAGGAGTAGCTTCTAATATCTTCCGACAGTTAGCTTCAAAGTCTTTCCAAGTCAGTTTTTTCGTTACTGCCATTACTTTTTCTCTCTAATTTTTGAAGACACATAATCCAAAGAGTGAGGCGTGAGCTGTTGTGCCAGTGGTAGATTGACTACCGACAAAAAGCCAAGCAGTCCATCTATTACCTCCATGATGGTTTGCGGATCTATCTCTTTGCGAAGATTGGCAATAGTCTTGCTATGCTTGCTTATTGCATCTATCTCTGAGCTATTGAGTACAGCTCGTTTATCATCGGCTGCTTGTTTGTAGATAGCATCTATTTGACCGAGTGCTAACTTGATGAGCCTTTCGGGTTGAATCTTATTTATACTCCGTAGTTCATCCCACTGCTCTTCCTTTCGCCATTTGCCAATCGTATGCTCCGTAACGCCAATTATGGCTGCCACATCTTTCGCACTCAGATCGGAGCTTACGTATTTGAGTTTAGCGAGTTCTCTTAGTTCTTCAGATTTTTTTCGTGCCATGTTGCAAATTTGCAACGATGACACTTTATTAATTTCGAGTTGATTACGGAGTCTGTTTAAAAATGGATTAAATCAATTTTAAAGCGCATTCCATTTTTTCGGGCAGGTCAGTTTCTTTTTTCGATACCATTTTTGCATCAACAAATAAGCACACCCTGCATGAAATGGCTCGTTTTAAATAAATCAACCCAACTACCTGAAATAACCATTAGTGGCTATATCGGCTCGTATGATAAGGTCAACTATGAGCAATTTAACGAGGCTCTCAATCAACTAAAAGAAGCAGGAGCTACGAAAGTAAAAGTTTACATCAATAGTG